TCACGCGGTAGTAACAGAGTCTTATGGAGATCGGATAAGGCGTATTAGGGCAGAGAATCCATAATTTACAATGAGTTAGTAATCCGTCAAGGTAAGGGTAAGGCAAGGGTGCGGGCTGGAAAGTGTCTGTAATTGGCTTGTGCGCGTTCGGTTTTCGTGAACAGGTGGAATTATTGAACAGCCTGTTTATATCAATATCTATTTTCCCACTTTTATTAGTCGTTTTAATTATCAATGAGTTAGTGGCACACTTGCACCGTATGGATAAAACCGTTTTTATCTTATAACCATAAAAAGTTGTTTCAGTCATCAAGTTATTTCACCGTTAAGGAGTCCATGTAATGCCTCAAGCAGTATCTATCAATGAAGAGACGGCTCATCAAACCATCACACCCGAAGAGCTTGCCAAGATAAAGGCTTTCGAGTCTCGCATGGTTCACGACTTTCCTTTCTACGCTGATAGGGTTATAAGGATAGTGGACAAGGAGAAGCGGTTAGTGCCCTTGCACCTGAACCCCATCCAAAGGCTGGTGCAGGAGATCAAGGCGCACATAAAACAATCCGGCAGGCTTGTACGGCTCATCATAGACAAAGCTCGTCAATTCGGACTATCAACAGAGCAATTAGGAGAGAACTTTCACTTTACAACCACTAACCCGAATACTACTACTTTGTTCGTATCACACGACCCGCCAAGCACGAAGCACCTCTTCGAGATCGTAAAGCGGATGTATGACAAGATACCGGACAACCTCGCGCCCGAATGGAAGCCGGATAAGAAGAGACGGAACGGCTACGAGCTTGCATTCGATGATATTGACAGCACGATCAGAGTGGGAACGGCAGGAAGCGACAATCTGGGCAGCAGTCAGACGATCAACCGACTTCACCTGTCAGAGGCCAGTAAGTACCCCGCCCATTCGGCAAGTACCTTACTCACATCATTACTACAGACAGTACCAAAATCTGACCCTGACAGTGAAGTAGTGGTTGAGTCTACTGCGAACGGGGTAGGTGGTGAGTATCACGACATGTATTTTTCGGCGAGGTACCGTTATTATATATTTTTGAAGGATGGGGTACCTACGTGGCGCATGGAGATTAACATAGATGCGGATCCGGACAATGAGTACAGTTCTTTGTTTATTCCGTGTTTTGCGCATGAGAAGTACAGGCAAGATCCGCCGTTAGGTTTTGTGAGGACGAAGGAAGAGGAAGGTTTTGTGAAGGATTATGGAGTTGGGGATGAGTTTTTGCAATGGAGACGGCACACGATAGCGAACGAGTGTAAGGGTAATGTAAGCACATTTCATCAGGAATACCCGTGTATTACGGGAGATGCGAGGGTTGGTACGGATGGTGGTATTATCTATCTTAGGGATGCTTTTGATGCGAAGAGGTGTGAATTAGGTGAGATAACGGGTTTTTATCCTAAAGGTGAGAAGGAGGTGTACAGGCTCACCACCACGCTTGGGTACAGCATCAAGGGTACCGCAGAGCACCTGATATCCATTGCGGACGGTTCATGGAAGAGGCTGGATGCACTTACCCCGAACGACAGGGTAAGGTTATCCCGTCCGATGCTTGGTGGGGAAGTGTTGTATGCTTCATGGTATGAGTTTCCGTCGGTGGAGTCTTTTGTGAGGGTAGATGAGCGGTGGGGCAGGTTTTTGGGTTATTTCATGGGTGATGGCAGTTATGGTGATACGACGTTAAGTGTTGCGTGTGATGGTAAGGATGGAGATATTGTAGATGATGTCAAACGGATCATGAAGGAGTTGTTTGATTTGGATGCGAAGGACAGGTTGACGGGAGATCGTAATGGTTGTTGTGAGGTTAGGGTTTTCTGTAAGCGTCTGCTTGTTGTTCTTTGCGGTTTGGGTATTGTGTATCAGAAGAGATACCCCGGCGATAGGAGTGGTGGTTGGAAGCGTAAGGTCTGTGTGCCGGAGGTTATTTGGCGTTCTCCGCGTCCTGTAGTGCGTGAATTTTTACGGGGGTTATTTGAGTCGGACGGGTTTAATGGATATGGTACTCCGAGGGTTGTTTTATTTAACAAGGACAAGCAGTTTATACAGGACATACAACTGCTTTTGCTTGCTTTTGGTATTACATCGAGGTTGGTATCGTTAAGGAAGAAGGCGGGTGAGGGTCGTTATTATATTGGCAATGAGCTTCAATTAAGGGCTGAAGAGGCGATCAGGTTTAACGAAGAGATAGGGTTTATTTCATACAGGAAAAGGAACCGTCATAGTAACAGGCCGAACAAGAAAAGAAATGGATCTCCGCGTATCACGATGGTTTTAGAGGATAGCGTATCGTCTGTTGTCCCGTGCGGTATGGAAGAAGTGTATGATATATCTGTGGACGGCTCACAAGCATTCTCTGCGAATGGCATCATAGTTCACAACTGCAATGAGCGGGAGAGTTTCCTGACTTCCGGCAGACCCGTATTTGACAATGAGAGGATACAGGAGAAGATAAAGAAGTGCATACCACCCCGCGCATCTTATGTATGCACCCCGGAGACGGGGTTATTCGCCAGTGCTGTTATCCGTTCTGGGGGTGATACGACTGGGTTATTGCAGGTATGGGAGGAGCCGAGGACTGGTGTGGCTTACGTTATTTCCGCTGATGTTTCTGAGGGGTTAGAGATTATCAAGAGGCAGACTGATTTCAGTTCTGTGGATGTAGTGGAGCAGTTGACGGGGAAGCAGGTGGCGCATTTTCATGGTAAGATAGACCCTGTGCAGTTGGGGATGTTTTTATATTATTTAGGATTAAGATACAATAAGGCTTGGGTAGTTCCAGAGAGGAACAACCATGGTACGGCTACCGTTGGGAAGCTTTTTGAGATGCACTATCAGCACTTATATTCGGAAGAGCAGGCCAACGCGCCGCACCGTCCGATTAGAAGGTATGGTTTTCTTACGCACGGAGGTAAGCTGGGAGACAGCAAGGCTTTAGTAATAGACAACCTGGTTGAGCTTGTGAATAAGGATGCGGACGGGATACAGTGTGCTGATACTTACCGTGAGATGCTTACTTTTAAACATAGTGCTGATGGGAAGCTTGGCGGTGAGGTAGGGTGTTTTGATGATCGGGTATCCAGCATTTCGATAGCGGCGTGGACTCGTAAGCGCTTGCCGTTGCCGTCCACACTACAGAATTCAGTAAGCAGCCAACAGCAAATACCAGTTTCGGCCTTTACGTAGTATTTTCTTGACATTATGAGGTAAATCTGATCGGCTTCGTCAGGTAAGAAAGGAGACTATCATGGGTCAGTTAATTGATTTACCGGGAACTGAAGCAGAGAGAACCCATTACCAACTGTTCAAATTTTTTCGAGAGGGGTGCTCTTGATTTGTATTCTATGAGAAGCATGGCTATGCTACTTGATTTTAACGAGAAAAAGGTTGGCTTTATCAAGGAGTGAACGGGGAGTTGGTTTATTTTAGTTCCTTTTTCACCAGCCATACTTGTTAAATTAGAGGAAATTTAAATTAAGTGCAAGGAGTGAACGGCTCATGATAGCACACTGTTTAAAATGCGGTTCAGATCAGGAGCACATAGCAATCATCATTCCTCATACAGAGCTTCAGATGATACTCGATCAACTGAATATGGATAAGGCTGAATGCAAGACACAGGGAGATATCGAATCTTTAGAAAGGATGAACTATGGGCACATTACACCTGCACCCCACGCATCCGATTTATCGTCAGCTTAAATGTCCATGCTGTCCAGTTTGTAAGACGGCATTGTTACCAAAGGATGCCGTGAGATTTGAAACGTATCCCGAAAACAATACGTACACCGTATTCCATGAGAAGTGCGGTGCGAAGGAGATTGCATGAGAGCGTTCCCGATGTGTTATCATCCTGAATTAGCATACAGATATTTAATACGAGGAATGGGATTGTCAATCCCCACCCAAACCATAGGTAGTTGTCCAGAACATAATTATATATGTCCTGTATGCGGGTTTGGAAGAGGGAGCTTACCACCCTGTCATTGTAACGATAAAGAAAAGAAAGGAGAATGTTCATGAGCACGGTACA